GCAAAAGTGCAATGGTATTTCAAGCATTATTATAATCCCATGCTTGCTGCAATTGTACTATATTATAAGAAGTTAGAATAGAAATGTTAATAAATAATGTAAGTTAAGATAATAGTAATAATGTGTGTTAAGATAATGGTAATATGTCAACAATAAGAATCTGTTAAGAAGTAGAGTTTGGATTCAACGGATACGGAGGCCGGATGCATTGGTCTCTGATACCGTTCATTCTTGATCCACTCTTTGTCTCGGATCAACGGATGGACTAACAACGGGACTTCGCGTGGGACTTCTACGACTCTGCCACTGCGATTACATAGAATGGGCTGCATATCGTTATGTTCATACTCTTTGTATTCGTCCACAGCCCGCAGATAGCGGTCTCGTGCAATTACAAATAGTGGATAGTGGAGTGCATACCAATCTCGTATTTTGTCTGCAGGGCGACGGTCAAATAGATTGTGTCCTTGTATATCATCATACTTGTGATATTTCTTGAACCCAACCAAATTCTTAAGCATTGCTAACATGCTAGGCCTTGGTGTTGAGGCCGGCGCTTCCTCGACTGTGATACCGAGTATGTCGTCGATGTTAAAATCCTTAAGGGCAATGAAAGTCTCTGCCATGGTGTTACGCTTCACGTTAATCACACTATCCATAGGTTGGATACCAGTACGCAATGGGTCTGTGATGGGATCAAATCCTGCCCACGCCATGAAAGCGGCCCGGTAACGAGGGTCACTCTCTGCTGTGGGCATCATGTCGATTGCTTCCTTAACTAACAATGGATCGTGGTCATCATTCACCCCTTCATATATAGTCCATCCATGTTTAAATGTGTGGATATATATCTCTTGCATCTTGAGAACCAAGCTTGCGAATTCATTAGGGGTATCTCCATACGGATTATGACCACGGCCAAGGGCCGCTAGGGTTGTCGAGTAGTCGTTGGTGGGCGAGTTCAGCGTCAAATTTCTGTTGGTCTCTGGAATCTGGGGCGTGTTGTCTACCGATAGATCCAAAGGCGTGTTCACTGGTGTCTTCTTTGCGGCTAACAAATCCAGTAGAGGATTTGTTGGTTGGTTGCTAACCGCTATTTTGAACCAAAGGTTGTGCTTGTATGTTCTGAGCTACCTTGTCAGCTAAAGCTTTTGAAACTGCTGTCGTAGATGCTGCAGATGAAACGTCGAACAATACTGTACCGGCGTCTGGGGCAAACTCGTAACAAGTGATGACCTCAAATCTAACAGATCCAGTCATGTTCAAACAAGCGATCGACGAACTGTTCCAGGTGTTATCAAACATCTGGATGGCTCCTTGTACCATCGTAGAGCCACCAGGAGTTATTTGTCCAAGGCCTGCACCGAAGGTAGCGGTAACGTTGTCCTTCAGCGTTGATCCAGATGAGTTGTTCGTGACCATCAATCTAGCTTGATCCCAGATCTCGTGCATTGGCCATAAGTCATTGCCTACATTACGTTTAACCAATCCCCTACCTCCAGCTTCAGGTCTGAACACTATTGTGTTCTTGTCTGTGGAAGAAGTAAATGTGATTGGAGGAACTGGCAATATCATCATTGGATCCACTGATGTATCAGTGACGACAGCACCAGCCACGCCAGCTGCACTAACGTACGAAATACGACCAGTTTGTTTTTCAACTGGGTCTTCCACTGCGTTAACATTGGAGGTCACCTGCATCAAGCCTTGGCATGTTTGAGCCGGGCCTGTGTATGTGATCTTCCATGCCTGTGACAATATACGGGCTTTGGAGGCTTGATATGGTGGTACTATTGTATCGAATGATGTATCTCTAGAAGCTGTTGAAGAGTTGCAGATTGGTACAACCACACTCTGTGCTAGAGGGCCATTGTAGGAATAGAATCCAGCACCTGGCACAGATATTGGTGCCGCTCCAGCTTGGACGTAATTGCCTGTCAATGTGGCATTAGGAATAGCGGCTCCTAGTGCCATCACAGTCCCTGTGACCGGGAGTGTTGGTAAGGTACGCAATACGAATGACGCGGTGCCATTCCACGAGAAATCGCAGAACGACCAAACGTCAGTCGTATAAGTTGCGTCACCACTGCCCATGGGTGCCTTGGCTGGTGTTGAATGCAAAGCCTGTGCCCATGGGTTCATACGGCACATAGCCCAAGCGGCGGTGTTATCTGCCACTCCTTGTGTGCTACGTCTCGGGATAGTTTTAGATGCCAAAGACCGTTGCACATTGGCTGTCTTGGATGACACGAAATTCACTCTCGGACCCCTATTGGTGATCGTGGGGTACGCGTTAATACGACGTTGACGGCGTCTCACAACCTTTGGTCGTAGTTTGTTTCTGATTCTTTTGACCATTTCTATTGTTGGAAAGATATATAACTAGGTGTAATAATAATAATAAAAGTAATAATAATGTGTGTATGCGTAGTGTTAGTACAATTGCAATATACTTGTGTTCGGACTAGGCGACACAACATCCACCAATTCTGGGTTGTGTCCTCTCAATGTGATTGTTTCGAAGTATTGTTCCCAATGCAGTTGCCTGCTTATTGGGATTAAAAACGCACGATAGAATGACAGACGTGATGCTTCACTCACCATATCTGGTGGCGAAAACGTGATGATACGTTTTGTCACATCATCAGTAATAGTGATAGGTTTTGTGTGGCATCTCTCTAACATTCTGCAAAAACTAGATAAGATGGGCACACCACGGTTATTAGTAAGTTCACACTTACCGACTGTGTGTAGCCATCTCATGAACAACTCTGGTTTGTTGTAGTTCTTCTGAATGCAGACAGTTGAGCGCTCTATGAGTCGTTGAGGAGTTCTTACCATCAACCAACCATTCATAGTCAAAACGGGTCGGCACTGGCAAAAATCTATCTCTTCGAACACATCAACTACTGTATATGTCGTTGCGAAACCCATATCTTGCAGTCGTGACGCAGACAGATGTAAATCTGCTCGCTCCACTATCACTACACTATCGTCTCCATCAACTATAATGCGTTTATTTTTAATACTTTTCAACCAATAACACAAAATGGCGATATTAGTCAGCGAGTTGCCGAGTGACGTGTTGGCATCGCCCGAAGCTCGTGTGCCTCTTACGGTGTAACTTACTCCATTGCGGGACCCTCCTTTGTTAACTAGTTGCAGATTCAGTAATTCTTCCAACAATTTATCTCTTGGATAGAACTGTTTGTAGAAGGAATGTTCTTTCTGCAACCATAACGTGTGTTGTCTGCTATCAAACCGTGAATGGTCTGCTAATATAGCAACGGGATCAATAAATTTGTCCCATGTTTGTCGAAGGAAAGTCGCTTTTGAATAAGCATCTAATCCCTTCGTCGTGACACGTTTGGAGAATCCTCTATGGAACAACCATCTCTCCACCTTGTGGAGATACGTTTGTAGGACGAGGTTATACCTGGGCTTACGTGCTTGTATGGCACGTGGAGCTTTCTCGGGGTCAGAC